ACAAGAAGACGAAGCTTGGCGCCAGCACCGCGCCCAACAGGGCGCCCCAGAGCAAGCGGCCGCACCCCCCGGCGACGGCGATCCCTCCGGTCCGAATCGTGCTGCCCAGCAAGCCATGGCACAGCGCGCTGCTGGTGAACCCGAAGGAGAGGCCGCAGCTACACCCCAAGAGAAGTCACTTGGAGACAAGACAGAGTTAGTGCTGGATGCCGCGCAACTTCTGGGTATGACTGGTTTTGGAGCTGCATTAGCCACCCCTGCAGCACTTGCATCTTTGGTTCTGCATGCTTCCCGGGGAGAATGGGGAAAAGCAACCATTGATCTAATTGCCGCACTACCAATAGCCGGCTCATATTTCAAGGGAATTGTCAGTGCCGGCAAAGCTGGCAAACTAGCCAAAGGCTTAACAGGGGCCGCCCGAGCCATCGAGTCAGCAAAAAACACAACAGCTATGGCTAAGGCTGTCCAAAACGCCGCTAGTGTAGAGAACCTTACGGCTGCCGGTGTGGCGCAGCTTCCTGCCGAACAACAAAGGGAATTGAGAGATCAGTTGCTCTCCGCTTCGAAGGTATTAGAAAAAGCAGGCATGCCAGATATTGCTCTGAAGGTTAACGCGTGGGCTAAGAAAAACTTAGACGCGATAGAAGTCTTGAGGCGCGCCACTGCAGCCGCCAACCCCGAATCAGATGGTGCCGACACCGAGGCACCTCCATCTCCGGAAGATCCAGAAGCCCGCGCACGCGGTGGCCAATCAGTAGAAGCCGGCGCCCGGGCCCGCGCTAAATTAGAGGCCGGCAACAGTGCCATCGGCAAAATCTTGGTGAGAGCCTTCGAGCAGGCGCCTGAAGGAGATCCGCTTAAGAGCGAAGAAGCCATCGCCGTCTTTAGCGATCCAGAGAGACTCAAAGCTCTTTTTGATGAGGTGGGTTTAGCGCTGAGGATACAATTGCAAAAGAGACAATATGCACCGAAACAAATCGATGCTATCTTAGAACAGCTCTTGCGTAATGCAATTTTGGCTGAACAAGCCAACCACCGTTTGGATCGCTGGAAACAATTAGCTAATATTTAATGGATACCCTATGAACAAAAAAGATTTAAAAACACTTATCAAACCTCTTGTTAAGGAGTGCATACACGAAGTATTGCTTGAAGAAGGGCTCTTGTCTAACGTTGTGGCGGAAGTCGCGACAGGACTACAGGGCGCCCTCCTTGTTGAAGCATCACCGCGAAACAACATTCCGCAACCAACGCGCGCGAATCCTCCGCCCGATGAATCCCGCCGGCAGGCTGCTATAGCTAAACGCCAAAAGCTTATGGAAGCGATCGGGGAAGATGCATATAACGGCGTCAACTTGTTTGAGGGAACGGCACCGATGACCGCCCATGAGGTGAGTGCGCCAAAACCCGGCGCAGTTGAGCTTGGAGATCCAAGAGATGCGGGAGTCGATATTAGTTCCCTAATGGGAGCTGCCCCACGTATGTGGAATGCAATTAAGCAGAAATAGAAATAGAAGTAGGTAAAAATGGCAAAAAGAGTTAAGTCGAACATTAAAGTAACATCTAAAGAATGTCGCGGCAATCATGAAAAAATGATTCGAAAGTTTATTAAAAAAACTAAAAAAGAGAAAATCATAGAACAGGTGCGAGAGCGACGATATTACAAAAAACCATCGGTAGCCAGAAAAGAAAAACGAATCCGAGCAGCCCGAGTAAGAAAAAGAGAACAACTAAAACGATTGAAAGCACAAGAAAGACGTAATAGAAAAAAATAGAGACTATTTATATTGAACATTTAAATTATGGAGATTTTTAAACATGGCTAAAAACTGGAATCCATCGTGGGCCTCCGACGTAGGCGTCAACAATGTGCCGTCATATCAAGTTAGCGGTCGCCCCTTTGCTTATCACCAAACGATGTCGGCCGCAACGAAGACACAGGTACAGTTCCCTTACGTTTCTCGCTGGGTTTACATTGTTAACAATGGTAGTTCGGATGTGAAGGTCGCCTTCTCTTCGAATGGCCTCAACGCCCCCAATGCAAACTTTTTTGTCGTGCCCAAAGGAAACGGTACATCGGGAAATTATCACAACAGCGTACGCTTGGAATTAAAAGTTGCGGAATTGTGGCTATACTCAGCCGGTACCCCCGAGGTGTCAGTGGTTGCCGGCATGACATCCATTCGTCCTAATAAGGTATCGGGCTCCATCGGCCCCAGTTGGTCAGGCTCGTTAGGGGTAAGTTAGGCCCATGGCAAAGTTTGGCTGGGCATATGTAGACTGCGAGAGTACTGGTACCGGATCGGGACCAATTAACTCTATCCAATATTATATTGGAAGCGGGAGCACGAAGGGAAGTGCGGATCTTGTTTTTAAAGATTCCAACAACCGATTGCTTCTGACTGGTAGTTTGCGTGTGTCAGGCGCCATCCATGCCGACAACTATTATATTAAAAATCGATTAGAACTCAATGTAACTGGTTCTACATATTTTGGAAATGACAATACCGACGTTCACGTACGCACCGGTAGTTTATCTATATCTAATATATCTAATGTCAAAATCTTGGATGTGGACAATTCCACCCAAACAGTCGCAGTGCGAGCCTTTAAGGGAATGTACTCGGGAATTAGCGCCAAAGCAGCCACAGCAAGTGTGCCATCATATATCCTCGGAGTAAGCCAGGCAGCGAATGTAAACATCCTAATTCCCAGTGCTTCCCTATATGGGGCGGGCGCCATTATCATGGTTAAGGATGAGGTCACCTCCCGCGGCGGCAAAAATATAACTCTTCATTCTCGTAGCGGCTATACGATCGATGGTAATCTGACCTATATATTGACGGGCTCTATGCCCGCAATTAGCTTATACTCCAATGGAACAAATTGGTTTGTATTCTAATTATGATAGGGAGAACCATGAATGGCATACAACAGACTAACTGGGTCAATCATTGCTCCCCAGTATTTTGGCCCCGGATTGGGCCAGCCGGGCACCAATGTTATATCGGGAACCTTGCAGGGCGATGGCTCCGCCATAAGGAAAGTCCCGCGCGTTTTAACGCCGGCAGATAATGCTGTTGTCATAAACGTTGACGGCAATTCAAACAAGTTTGAATGTAGCGCCAATTTAAAGTTTAACCCTTCGAGCACACCAAACCAGTTGTCCATCGTTGGAGAAGTGAGTGCTAGTGCTAACATCTCCGCCTCTTTCTTCTATGGAGATGGTTCTAGGCTAACAAACATTAGTTCATCTGGCGGAGCCATTGGGCCAGCCCCCGATGGTTCTTATACTGATGGCTTGTTTACCGACTTTACAGAGGACACCCTTATAGGGGTTCCGATTGATCGCTTTAATGAAGTGCTAAAGATCTTGGCCCCAGATCCCGCGCCGTCTGTTCAGAGAATTAATTATGGCACCACCCAAGGTGTCACCGCCAAACTTTCATTTGGGTCATCATATCCGGTTAATAAATATACCTCTTCGGCGACGGCAGCCGGCTTCTCTGCTGTTGCACGCGCCGGAACTTATGCTCCCGCAACAAGTGGAAACAATTTCCGCCTAGGAGTATATGGCGGATCCACAAACATCACCGGCACCATCAATTATAATGTAGCCAAAAAGAAAGAAGGTACCTATCTTAATTATGCCTCAGCGGCATTTGGAAACGCCGAACAGGGTACCCTGAAGCTAGAATTAAATGGCACCACCTATCACTCTATTTCGCTGACGGGAGCAGTTGGCACCGGCGCACCCGGCACTGGTTCTGCCAGCAGCGTTACCAGTAACACGGGCTTTATAGCACTCTCGGTCACCGCTTCGGGATACGACGGTAACGGCGCCGAATGGACAATCTTCAAACAAAGAACGTCAAAATATAAGATTGGCTCTGCAGACATGAGCCCGGGCTGGAACTATGCAAGAGTCATACACACTATCGGCTCAAGCGACTACACTACAAACTATATTGAGTGGATAAATGATCCCTCCGGCGCTGTCAATGATCTTGGGGCTACCAATGCGCGCATAGAAAACATTACCCTAGTTGGCTCCAAATATCTATCTGGCGTTCAATATAACACAGATGCAACCGCCAACTATAAAGCCGACATTGTGAACTTATACCGGAACGTCTACGCAGCCTCTGGTACTCCAATTTCCTTTAGTACAACTAATTCCTCCACCCCAGCGGCACAGTCTGTACCGGACATAGCAGCACCCCAAACCAATAAAAAGACCTTGGGAATCACGGGTTCCTTGGATGTTAACGCTAGCGTTGATTCGTTGCTCAGCGGTGCGATCACCACAGATGTGACAGTTACCCACCCCCTTAAGAACACAATATCAAATGCGGGTTCTGCGACGACCGGAGATGGCTTCCTCGTTGACAATAGAACCTTAGATAGTACCAATCTATCTGAAAAGTTTCATGACGAAACCTACCGCAAGACATCGGGCTCCTACGCCACTCAGGGTGCAGTCACTGCGGCCGGCGGTAAATGGAACTCACAAAACCATATGACCGCGAGTGGGCCCGCTGGTCACACCGACGGGCTACTACTCTTCAACCAGAGGCTCTACAGCCCCATTGATGATGACATACCTTTGAACGGTAAGTTCTCGGGCCTCTCAAATGTTGAATCAGGCCAGCCTAACTATTCGACCACAACGGGGAAACGCACATTCTATCGAGTACTCTCCAATTCTAGTGGAGTTAGTAAGAGTGACTTTAAGATAACTTCCACCAAAAATGGAACAGCATTCTCCAATAATGCTCTGGACTCCAATGATGTCCACTTTTTTGCTAAGCTCCCCGGCACCTCTGGGTGGATGGATGTATCTCAAAACTTTACATATGGCAGCATTACGGACGGTGCAGGCGCACTCATTAACGGAGCCAACGACAACAGCAACACTACCGGTACCGGCAACTCGGTTCATTGTATTACGTTTGGCACGGGCTCCGTAGCCAACAATGAACATGTGATGCTTAAAATAGTGACTGATTCCAGTTGGTCGGGATACGTCTCACAGCTTGATTTCACCTTGGGCGCCACCACCAATACCACTACCGAGGCTCCCGCACTTGACGATGTGGATGCCAACAATTCTGGTACTGATGCTAAACTTTCGTTCGGATCCTCCAACAATGTGGCAAGCTATTCGGACGCTCTAGGCGCAGCAATTGGTCTGACAAATTATGATTCCAACGATTTATATGATTTAAGCGGCGATCGTCGTGGCATCTTTAGCAGCTTCCCCACCCTCACTGGGGAGTTGAACGAGGATGTACCATCAAGTGGCGACAACTACCCTGCAAACGCCTTTAAAGATGCATATTCTGGATTGTTAGTGATGGAGGTCAACGGAGCAGAAGTTCACTCTGTAAGCATGGTTAATCTCAACAGCATAAGTAACGACTTTAATGGAAATGATTCTGGATTTAGTGTCTCGGCGGTTGACTTTAGTAGCGTGGATGGAATTCCAAGCTACGAGAAGCCATATCGAACAGGGGACTATCAGGTAGGAGCGGGGGATCAACGCCTCGGGTGGAACTATGCCAGAGTGATACATCGGATAGGCGGTTCTGACACTACTACAAACTATGTTGAATGGGTAGTAGATACTGACTCAAACAATCTGGCCTCGTCCTCGGTCGGATTGTCCAATTTCTCGCATGCCGACACTTACTATCAGTCTGGGATCGGATATTTTGCTTCACGGCCGTCTGGCTCTTACACCTACTTGGCTTCAAATGTTTATCGAAATGTGTATCAAAATGGTACAGCTATCTCCTATCCGACCACTACCAATTGTGCGGTGAGTAATATTAGAATTGTAGGCTCCGGAGTGACGACACTATCGACGGCTGCATCTTCTACTTCTCTCGCATCTCTCAACAACTCTGCTAACTGCGAACAGCAGAATATACAGGTCACAGGCACGGTCCTATTTGATAGCTTAACCTCTATTTCAGGCGGCTTGGGCTTGTATACCGATTATGATATTGCGGTAGATTCGACTGTCCTTCACCCCCTTAAGAGTAATCTGAATATAACCCAATATAGCCGCAATGCATTCATGGTTTATTCTGGAAGCCTTGGGAGCACAACAAGCGGCAGCGCTGAATACTTCGGCCTTGAAACGTACCGAATAGTCTCGGGCGCCTATGCAAACCAAGCAGCGGTAACAGACGCCGCAAACAAGTGGAACTCCGCCCGATCGGTTAACGACGCTGGCAGTTACGCAGAACACGCCGATGGAGTGGTGACAGCCAATGGATATGCAATATCTCCTCTTAAAATTGGAAATGTCGGTGACACACGCAATCGAGCAGATGGCGGCTCACTGCAAGCCCCGGCCAGTAATCCCAACTATTCTTCTTTGACGAATGCCACCCGAACTTATTATAGATATTTTATTAACAAGACTGGCCTCTCAAAAGCTACTTTTAAGATCAAATTATACGGTTCGGCTAATTTGATTTCTCAAGCCGGCGCATTTTATACAGGATCATTGGGAGCAAATTCAAATATTCAAGTAGAATTGAAGACCCCATCCGATCCGGCCTTCACTGGGTTGGACGATACTTCAACCGCATGGGTTGATTGTATAAGGCCCTACTCTGCCGGCACGCAGCCAGATGCTGACGGAGTAGGAATTTTGAATTTAGGAGGCACAGATCTCTCACAGTCGGTGGGAGCAGGCGGAAGAGAAATACCAATCCAGTTACAAGAGAAACAGGTTCGGAATAATCAATACTTTATTTTAAAGATCTCTGCCAACCAAAATTGGACTGGGTATTTGTCGAGAATAGAGATAGACTACACATAAGAAGAGTAAAAAATGAGCACAGGAAAATCAATTAGAACATCGACGTTATTTGCCTCCAAGAAATTGTTAGGCAAGGCGCACACTTCTAACTTGAAAAGTGATGTAAACGAGAGTATTCCGTCTAACGTTTCATTACCCAGCACTACCATTTTTGGTGAAGCTATCCCCAACGATCCCGGGACTGCCTTTTACACGATGTACAGCGCATCAGCCGGAAAGCCCGCAACGGCCGAAAGAATTTACTTAGATGTTGTGTCAATCTCTGACACCATATATAACGCCAGTACCGAATTAAGCGGTGGCGGCGGTGGCGAATCCTCCCAGAATGGGCCTCACGGTTATTACTTAAAATTGCCGGCCAACTATGAAACCACTTCATCCAACCCAAAACGAGGCACCGGGAACTTTACCAACAGCAAACGGGTTTACAACACACGCGGCGGCCTTCAATTGATCCCTCCGCTAGTTTCTAACGCTAGCCCGAATAGGTTTTTTGTAAAGCTGTACAAAGGGGATCCCACCAATCCGGCTAACGAAATCACATCTGGCGATACCATTGACTGGCAATTTGATTATTATGCTGGTGTTATCTTTATCCAAGATTACAAAAGCGCAACGGTGCCCGTCACCGCTTCAGCCTATTTGTATGTAGGCGATTATCTTGATACGGTAGTGGATGCAATCTCGGGCTCATCAGGCACCGCGGCCGGCCCCACCAATTCAATTCAAATTAAAAACGCATCTGGCGCCCTTACGGGCTCTGCAAAACTTAAGTTTGCCTCCGACGTACTTAAGGTCGATGGCGGAATTAGCCTTAACTATCGCAGTGTCAGCAGTATGATGACAGCCTCTGTGGATGACTATGTGATTGGCGCTGATTCAAGTGGCGCCTCGTTCGATATTAGACTACAGAGCGCCGCCAGCCTAAATGAGGGGCAGATCATAGTTATAAAAGATGAGGCCGGCGAAGCAAATACCAATCCGGTCACTATAAGAGCCCATGGTTCCCAAACAATCGATGGTCAAAATAAAGTAATATTGCAGTCTTCCTATGCAGCGATCCAGCTTTATTGTAACGGGACCGACAAGTATTATATTTTCTAAATTTTTATCTCTTATACAAGACTACTTAAGAGCAGGCGAGCCCTGTGTAACTTCCATTTTGATATGGAGTGGTGAATAGGTGCATTACTGCTCGCTTGACAAAATATAAAAACTATAAAATGGAGGGTTTTAAAATATGTCTTATAAATTTCAAACAGGTCCTGCGGAACTAAGCGGTGCAGTTGCACCAGCTGTAGATGGCGCTTTCGACCTTGGTGCTTCCGGTCTGGAGTGGAAAGATCTCTACATCGACGGCACTGCAAACATTGACAGTCTCGTTGCTGATACTGCCGATATTAACGGTGGTAACATTGATGGTACCGTTATTGGTGCTACTTCGGTTGCCGCTGGTTCTTTCGCCGCAGTTGTGGGTACCACTGGTACTTACTCTGGTGTTCTCAAAACTGACGACACCACTGAGGCAACTTCTACTACTGACGGTTCTTTACAGACCGATGGTGGTTTGAGTGTTGCTAAAAGTGCTGTTATCGGTGATGATCTCGATCTGTTATCTGATGGTGCAATCATCAACATTGGTAGTACGTCTAAGTTCACTTTGACCGATCAAGCAGCGAATAACTGCGTGATGGCCGCGAGTGGAGCTAGGCTCGCTTTCGGTAACGCCGGCGAATATATCTCCGGCGATGGTACTGATCTAGACATCGTATCAAGCGGTGATGTTGATATCACAGCTACCTTAGTCGAGGTTATCGGCTCTTTGGGTGTTCAGGGCAATGTAGACCTTGGTAACGCTGCCACAGACAGTGTTACTGTTACCGGTCGCTTCGACTCTGATCTTCTTCCAATTGCTGATTCTACTAGTGACTTAGGTTCTAGTGCGCTTCAGTGGGCTGAAGTTCATGCTGATGTCGGTCATATCGACGCCATGACAGTAACAGGAGCCTCTACTCTTGGAGTTGTTACTGCTACGACAATAAGCGGCTCCAGCACTCTTCAGGCCGGCGGAGCAACCACTCTGCAGGCACTGACCGCTGAGGGCGCCTCTGATCTTCAGGGTGCAATCACTCTTAGTGGCGCTGGCGATACTGCGCTTGACGTTAGTGCTGACAGCTTCTATTTCCGTGATGCAGACGGCACGCTTAAGCGTGACACCATGGCTGACTATGCAGCTGCACTTGTTGCTTCGGAGCCCGGCTTCGCATCTTCGGGTGGTAAACTTCAGTTTGATCCACAAAGCTTAAGCGCTGCCGCAGTTCAAACGCTCGATGAGTTCGTTTTTGCTGACGTTAACGATTCTGACATTCCTAAGAAAGTCACAATCGACGACATGGCTACTCTTTTCGCTGGTGATGGTCTTTCCGCAACTACCGCAGTTATGGCTCTTGACCTTAACGAGTTGACTGCTGCTGCTGTTGACGTTGCTACCGATAGCATTGCTATCGTCGACGCTAACGACAGTAACGCTTCTCGCAAGGAAAGCATTGCTGACCTTGTTGCTGGCATGGCTGGTACTGGTCTGTCTGCTTCCTCTGGTCAACTTAGCGTGTCTGCCGCTTCGGCTCCTGCCGCTGTGGGCGATGCAAATGCTACCCTTACGGAAGCATTCAACTATGCTAGTGCTGAGATCACAGCTGCTCGTACTTGGACACTGCCTGCTTCGGCCGGTCTGTCTGTGGGCGATACGGTTTACATCAAAGCTGCCGCAATTGGTGCCTCTGGTGTGATCATCGTCGCGCGCGCTGGTTCCCAGACGATTGATGGATTGACAGAGCTTCGCATTACCGAAGCCTATGCTTCTATCTCTCTGAAATATGTTGCTGCTGATACTTGGAGAATCTTCTAATCTAAACCTTGTGTTTGGATTTGGTTATCCTTTTGGTGCCTCCCCCTTGTGGGGGGGCATCTTTTTATGAATATTAAGTAATTTAAGCTCTATTTATTCGTGTGAGGTAAAAAATGGCTTATAATGTATTAAAGGGGAATGTTGCTGGCTCCGTTGATCAACATGCCGATCAAGAAATTAATGGTGTTAAAGTTTTCAAAAGCACAATCAGCGCTAGTGTCTTTTATGATACGGATGCACAAAGCCCGTGTGCAACTTTAAAAGACGTAGCATTACGCACGATTGTGGGGAACGTACCCAATTCAGTACTTGTTTTAGGTAGAGAGGGCGTAGCATATGCATCGCCGCAACTTTCTTATGACGACGGAGAACTAACGGTGGATACGGTGTGTGCCGGGTCAGTGCATGGCGACGGTTCTAATTTAACCAACATATCTACAGAGGCCTTGAGCAGTCCGATTACCGCAACCCAACTTAAGCTCGGTACCGGCCTTAAAAGTGTCAATGGTTCTCTGTCTCTTGGTGCAGGCCCAGGCCTTTCAGTCGACACCGCAGGGGTACGCTTGAATGTCGTGCCCCAAGGAGGCCTGACTCTGGCAACGAATGCGCTGGGAATAGATCCCACAAAACTGCAAAACATCAAACGCACGGGCCAGTCGGTGGCCGCAGATGATCTTTTGATTGTTGGCAATCAATCTATGAAAAACACATATGGCATTACGCTAAAAGATCTGTATGAGGATTACTTAAGCCTCAAAATGCCGCGGCCCAAGGGAGTAAGAGGTTCCCTGCAGTTGAAAGGGAAGGGCACCTTAGACGCGTCAGAAAATCTCACCTACAACGCGACCAGTAACGTTTTGCGTGTCGCCGGCGAGGTCAACGCAGATGTTGCCCACATAAATCAAAGACTGGTATGCAATGGCGCTGTACACAAAAATATAACCACAGTATCAGATATGTTGTATGTAGTAGCGAACAATGACTATACGGTGTTGTGTGACACTACCAAGAATAAAGTTTTGGTGACCCTACCATCGGCAGCAACGTGTGCCGGCCGCCTTATAGTGGTTAAAAATATTAATAGAGGCAAGGCAAATCAAAAAACTTTAGCAGTCGTTATTGAAGCCGAAGACGAACTTGTCGACCTCAAGAAGCGAGTAGAGATTAGGACCCGCGGCGCAACTAAGACCCTGCAATCCGATGGAAGAAGTTGGTGGGCGCTCTAATATTAGAGACAATAATTAAAAAGGAATAACAGCATGGCATACAATACCTCTAAAGGTAAAAGAGATCTCGGCGACATTGAATACGAGGGTGATCCAGATACTCAGATTGATTTTGAGAATGATACGATTCGCCTTCGAACCAGTGATAAGATTAGATTCTCAGTAGCGGGAGCCATAGTTAAGGCAGAACATCCAGTGACGGCATCTGATGGGTTTTTGGTGTACGATAAAACAAACAGCATTGGAGTCGCTTCAATAAACTCTCAAGGTGCCCTCTCTTCGTCAACTTATATATCCGCTTCTACTTTTCGTGGCCTAGCGCAGAGGGTAACGTTTCCCATCAAAACCGTCACGAGCGCCTACACAGTTTCTATAAAAGATTATACAATACTAGCAGATACTTCAGCCGGAAATATCACGGTGGAGATGCCGACGGCCGCAACCGCTAGCGGAAAAGTATATAATATTAAAAAGATAAATTCTCTAAACACTTTAACTATAACTAGCTCGGCTGGAAGCACCATAGATTCGGCTCCAACCAAACAGCTTACGACTCTAAACGAATCGGTAACCGTGCATTCGAACGGCACGTACTGGTTTGTAATTTAAAAAAGGACTAATTTACGATGAGCTATACAACCCCAGAAGATTCCAGATCAGTATTAGAGCCAGTAAAGGCAGTTCGCTCTACAGAGCTATATTATGGATCCGGTTCCGCCGGCGAAAGATTTCTTCTTATTGATGGTGACGACATTGATACATTTCAATTAATAGGCGCTTATGGAAATACGATAAAGGCCAATGGAGCCCGCTCTCAGTATAACATGACCGGCACCATAGCATCTTTAAACGCCCTGAATCACAACATTATCGGACTCGCGCTTGATAATGTGGGGGGCACTCCGTACGATAATTCAACGGGCACCCTCTGGCCCGAACTAGTAAGCTTTCTCAGTCAGTCGCAGGACACAAATATAAAAGTATTTGCAGTGTGCGGCCCCCGCAAAAACATTCTATCCGGAAGCGTCAACCGGTGGGGGATCAAAGGCGGTTTTTTAAAGAACAACCAGTATGTTGAAAATGCGGGAACAGCGGCCAAAAAATGGGGTTCTGCAGCCATGGAATTGTCCAAATTATCTCTTACTTATCCAAATTTGATTGGTTGGACCATCGACGATTTCGCCGCCAAAAATGACAATATTCCATCCTACACCTATAGGGATGTTCAAGGCATTGTTAAAGCAGGAACTCGATGGAATCGAAGGTTTCAATTTTTTCCCACTCATTATTCGACTGCCGCCACAAAGAATGCTATTCCTGCTGTCCGACTCGGCTGGAGCTATGGCTTCCCCGTTTCAGCCGTAGAGTATGTTGGCGCCACTATGAGATTTAAGATGTCGTCCGACATTCCAACCGAAGCCGTCCTCCACCTCGTACACGAGGACGCCCACATGGACGACAACAAAGAGAACGTTAAAAAGACAGTGAAGATTAACGATATCGAAGTATGGACTGGAGATCTCTCGGGGGACAATCGAACGGAAGTAGACGAGATCGATATACAGCCTCATCTGGTCGCCGGCGGCAATACCATCAAGTATTTTATTAGCGGATCCGCCAATGGGTTTCAGACACGTATTTGGGGGATCAATGCCAGAATTACGACAAACGATTCTAACCCTCGCCGGCGTACCCTCACGCGAGTAAATCCCGTGGCCGGCATCGGCGGGGGGCTCACGGAACCGGTGTTTGATATGAATGGTGGTGTACCTTACTCTGCGTCGTGCTGTGCACGCTGGAAGGGCAAGCCGATCGGCGAAACCAACGCCGCCTATAGATACGTAGCAGCATGCCCCAGAACTATTTTGGTTTACAGTAACCACACGGGAGCCATTCAGAACCGACTAGGAAAAGTTTTTGCAGCGTATAATCGCAACTTGCCTGATACCGGACTCCTACATGTGCAGCAAGGATTCTTGTTTAATCAGAATATTCCTCCAACGAGTCACGTACAAAAATTTAAATCAGGCTCAGCTTATGCGGACGGTCAACTAATATGGAATTATCCATTCTACCTTCAACAACCGAATGCGGGTGTCTTTACAAAAAGAAGCGTGCCGAGTGGCCTCGCTTTAGGTGGTGTCATGACCACGTTTCCACGATACCAGCTTGCTATCAGAGGACATTACCAAAGGTGGACCACAAAGAAAGAATATAGCGGCGATCTTAAATTTATAATAAGGACCGAGGGCGGCGGCGGCGTTGATAAAAAATCCCCAGCCACCGGAATCACTCCTTACTGGAGAACCATTTTAGCTAAATCCTCATCGACTTGGCCGCCAGCCAATCCCTTTTATAATGTTTCCGGATCAAAAAATTACACAAACCCGCTATCGTCATCCACCATTTCCCCGGCCTCTAAGATAGTATTAGAGACTTTTGTGACGTCAGGTTATGGAGATGCATATATGCAGGCGCGCCTATCCGCCTCGGTGGGGAGTGTGTTTTTAAGTGAGTCCGCTTGGGACTTTAGCAGCGGTATCACCGGCAGCGCGCTGCAGACGCAATACACTTCAGTTAAAGGCTATTATGACACGATTGCCTCTGGTCGTGATAGCCTTAAAAACAAGATCATTCACTTTCGCCGCGGCGCGTGGGATGTTTATGCCCCGTCCGACGGAGATACCGTGTTTGTTACCGCCGATCGTGAAAACAGATACTATGATGCAACCTTAGATGAGTGGACCGTTCCATCGAGAATTATACCTATGGGCCTAACCGTTACGGGCACTCTTGCGGTAGATGCTGCCGTAGAGCGCGGAGCTATCTTTAGCGCCCGCACCACAACAGCTCAAGATTTTAACTGGGCTGTTAGCTCCACATCTGCCTCAGTGTCGTGGGATGTGATTAGTGCGGACGATGATTCATACTATTCAGCGTCTGTCGGGGGTTCTAAAATCCACGTTCTAGATAATGGCCTGTATAAGGTTTCTTATGGAATAAATTGGTACCAAACTGGCGCTGTTCCCCCTCAAGTGCTGAGATCTTATTTGGTATCATCGAGCTATTCGGCCGGCTCCGGAAGCGCCGCCGCTACGGGATCGATTAGAACCGTTCCGGCTTCTTCGGACTATGTAACATTTGATAGCTTAGGCGGCGGATATACTCGTGGCTCCAATAACGCAACCTTCACCACTAATTTGAACTCCAATGATATAATTGAATTATATGCCCAGCATATATTCGGTTCTCTTCCGTGCACCACAAGCACAGAGGTCGATCAGGCTTGGATTACCATTGAGAAAATCAGCTAAAGTAATGGTTTTTGGGGTTAATAAAACTATTTATTTTGAACTATTGCCATTTTAGGAGATAATTTATGTCTAATTTGCTTAACGAAGCAATTGTAGATGCGAAGGCACTACGTACCGCAGCCTTGAAGAATGCTGAAACCATCGTCATCGAAAAATATTCCGATGAAGTACGGAACACACTGGAGCAACTCTTGGAGCAAGATGATCTCCTTGGCGATCCTCTCGGCGCCGCCGCCCCCGAAGTTGGAGCAGACGCTGGTGCAGAGATGCCAGCACCCGAAGCCGCCGGCGCAGAGATGCCGGCAATGGATCCGGCCGCGGCCCCAATGGAAGAGGGCGCTGAACCCGAAGAAATCGCAGAAGAAGATATTCCTCTTGCGGCCACCGATGATTTAGGAAACCTAGAGGGAAAGAATCTGAATTCATTCCCGGCCACCGGAGAAGAGGTACAATTAACCTTAGATCTCGGAGCACTCCAAGAGAGCATCGAGGCCCTCAGAGTAGAAGAAGAGATTGACTTAAACGAAATTGATCTTGCAGCCCTCTTGGACGAAGACGACGACACATCTCAAACATGGCAAGTGCAACCGTCAGGGGACCCCTCGGCCGAAGAGGAAGAGTCTGATTCACAAGCAATGCAACGCGCAGGCTTGGAAGAAGATGCGGCAATGGGCTTGGCTAGTCATCTTATGGGCAACCGCGACGAGGAAGATGAAGATCTCGAAGAGGGTGAGGCCTATAAGCGCGCCGAAGACGAAGAGAATATCAACGAACTCGTCGACGCGATCGTAGAAAAGCTCACAGTAGACATGGGCGCGGACTTGAGCGGCTGGGCCGGCCGATCGTCTGAAGACCAGAAATGGGCCATGGAAAAAGAATTAGCACATCGTAGAAGTACAGATGTGGAAGAAGAATTAAACACTTTGAAGAAAGCTCAAGAAGAGTTGGTTTTCGAAAATAACCAAGTCAATGAGCAGAACAATCAATATAAGCAAGCAGTTAACGAGCTTAAAGAGAGCTTACAAGATGTAAACCTCTCCAATGCTCGCTTGCTTTATACGAACCGGATATTGAGAAATACCTCCCTTAATGAGCGACAAAAACAAAAGATTGTCGAAGCGATTTCTGGCGCCGGTTCTGTGATGGAAGCAAGAACGATCTACGAAACGCTTCAGAGCACAGTGGAGGCCACTCCAAAAAGAGGCCCACAATCACTGAGCGAGGCTATTGGTCGTCGGTCAGCCGTCATCCGGGCAACTCGTCAAGAGGCGCCTAGTTCCGATCCTATTTCAGATCGGATGAAAAAACTAGCTGGAATAAAATAATCATATAAAATATAAAGGAGGTGATTTAAAATGTCTAGTATTATCGAAAGATTGACAGAAGGTGTTGTCAATCGTGATATGCGAGCAGAAAGCCACGCTCTTCTTTCCAAGTGGGAGAAGACGGGACTTCTTGAAGGTCTTGATAAGGATCGTCAGAAGACGGCTATGGCTCGCTTGCTTGAAAACCAAGCAAAAGAACTACTCCGCGAAAGTAGCAGCATGAGCGCTGGAGATGTTGAGGGCTTTGCAGCCGTCGCGTTCCCCATCGTACGTCGTGTATTCGCAGGCTTAATTGCTAACGATCTCGTTAGCGTTCAGCCGATGAGTCTCCCCTCGGGACTCATCTTCTTCCTTGACTTCGTGTATTCCCCCGACCTCGGTGGAACTGCGAACGACGCTCAGGCCAAGGACAGATTTGGTAACATTTCTGGCTCCTCGATCTATGGTGGCAACAAAGTTGGTGCCGAGATCACGGGCGGTCTTGACCTGGTCGGTAACATGGCTCAAGATAAGTCTGGTCCTCGTACTGTTGGTGCACGCGGTTATGCGTATGCATCGCCAAAGGGTGGCCATCAATGCGGTAAAGGAAAGTGGTCTATTAAGAAGTATTGGGGTATTCACTCCTCATCGCTTCATACTGCCCGCGCTCAGCAGCAGCTGATTGAGTATGATCCGGATATCAACGCTTTGACAGGGAGCACCACTGCATACAGTGTTCTTGTTCTCGAAATTGACAAGAAGATGTTGCTATCAGGTTCACGGACGGCTGACTTTAATAACCTTGGTGCTTTTGAAGTTTCGGCTTCTGCACTTTCAGGTTCTGGCATTGGTGTTACAAACACCGGCGATACCAAGTGGTTCGGCAATACGGGCCCCAAACAGGTTCGTCGACTTACCACATTGGTGAAGAGTGCCAAGTCAGGTCCCGTTACCGGAAGCGCTGTGCGGATGGTATTTGTGGTTCCGTCTTCAGTCGGTAACATCTCTAAGCGCGCTGGTCTAATTACTGTCCAAACTCCCATCGTGGATACCTTCCAGAATGCTGGATCTGGTAGACTTGGTGCGGTTGTTGGTGCTACTGAGTGGGGACTGGAAGGCTCCGCTGACATCCCAGAGATCGACATCAAGGTCGATTCCGTGGCTGTCACGGCGATGACCAAGAAGCTCAAGGCTAAGTGGACTCCGGAATTAGGGCAAGACCTTAATGCCTACCACAACCTTGATGCGGAAGTCGAGCTTACGAGCATTCTCTCTGAGCAAGTTGCTCTTGAGATTGATCGTGAGATTATCGGTGATTTGGTCAACGGTGCAACTGCCGCTACCTATTATTGGTCGCGCGCTCCGGGTCTCTTCGTGGACCGTACAACTGGTGCTGAAATTGGCGCATCTTCGGCTGCTCCTGACTTCACCGGTACGGTATCCGAGTGGTATGAGACTCTCGCGGAAACCATCAATGACGTTTCTGCACAAATCCATCGCAAGACTCTGCGTGGTGGCGCTAACTTCATCGTCTGTGGACCTGAAGTTGCCAACATTCTTGAGTTCACCGCTGGATTCCGTGCTTCCGTCACTGCTGATGACGACCGCGGAAGCATCGGTGCCGTCAAGGTGGGATCACTCAGTAAGAAGTTCGACGTCATTGTTGACCCGTACTTCCTGCGTAACGTGATTCTCGTCGGACGTCGCGGATCCTCTTTCCTTGAAAGCGGATATGTGTACGCACCGTATGTACCACTGCAAACTACACCCACGATCTTCGGCGTCGAAGACTTCGTGCCCCGCAAGGGCGTGATGACTCGCTATGCCAAGAAGATGGTGCGTCCTGATATGTACGGCCTTGTTGTTGTGCGAGGACTGCTTGGTGAGTCTGGTGCTACTAGCGGCTAATAGTTAAAACTATAGCCCATTACATGGTAAAGCCTCCGTTTTTTAACGGGGGCTTTCCTGTATGGCGAGACTACTTACAGACGAGCCCATAGGGGCTTGTTATTTTTTATGATATGATTACAAATGGAGGATTATAAAAATGGGAACAAAAAGAGTAGGTTTGGCTAGAACCCAAGCACTAATTCAGAATTTAAAGAGAGATTTACAGTTAAACGGCACGTCGCTTGTGGGTATAAAGAAGAAGACCCAAAATGTTACCACTTCGGTAAGCGCCACAGCTTCCGACAGCGGAAAGGTGTACTTTGTTAACGCGGGAACCACCGTGCTTACGCTTCCTACATCTGCCGCAGCAGGTGCTGGTTGGCACTGCAAGATCATCCTGACCGATGAGCCCGCCACAAGTTTTGCTGTTACAGCTAATGGCACCGAGTTGATGGGACTCATCACATGTGACGATGGTTCGCTTCAGAGTGATGCGAATGGCACCTTCACTATTGATACTAGCGGCAATATTGGAGACTGGCTAGAAATTACATGTGACGGAACGTCGATGTATATTCGTGGCAACTTGGATGCTGTAGCTGCCGGCGCATGGACTTGATACTATAAACTAAGTTAACATTAATCTTAAAACCCCACCCCTTGCCGGGTGGGGTTTTTATTTTGAGATCTTGGGTGTTAAAATGCCGATCTCTTAAATTTTTTCCCTGACAAATTTTTGAGATTTTCGCTTTAGGCGAGAAGCTACTATTTACTATAGCCCAACCTAGGAGTTTTAAATGGGAAAAAAAAGAAGATTAATGTCCGCCCGGAATAAATTTAAAAACAAACACGCATCTCACCCTCGAATGAAATGGATTAGTGCGCAACTTGAAGAAGAACAAAAGCCCCCCAATAAGGAGGCAAAGAGGGTTCCCGAGGTAGTATTGGCAACGGAGACTACAACCCCGATCATCGCCAGTACCCCAGATCCTTCAGCATATGTCGAATTCACCGCACCAGCCCCCACTGTGGAGCCGGAAGTTGAAATCGAAACAGCGGCAGAGGTGATCGCTCCCGTTGCGGAGGAGATTCCCGTGATCAAAGAGATCACAAAAAGCGCCCCCAAAAAGCGCGCTACTACTCGGAAACGTACGAGAAAAACAGCCAAAACTAAGACGCGTTCTACATCGGCCTAAAATAAACGTTTCTACGCATTGAATTTTGTAGTTTGTAAAACTATTTAGCATAGGAGCCCACATGCATGCCGACAAACCTTTCCCCGAAATCTCAAACTAGCGCAATAGTTCTTACTAGCACAGGTAGCACTACCAAAGTAGCTGCCGGCTGTCCTATTGGTGCGTACACTGGCTCGGCCGATTTTCTCAAGGGAGCGAAACTACAAGTAGCTTATGTGTATAAGAAGCTCGGTGGCGACGTGGTGGACATCGAGTTAACTCCCGCTAATGTTTATGCGGCCTATGAAGAAGCCGTATTAGAATATTCGTATATTGTTAATCTCCACCAGAGCAAGAATGCCTTGTCTGATGCTTTAGGCGATACCACGGGCACATTTGATCATCGCGGAAATCAGAAAGCGGGCCCCACCGGTTCAAATCTGAGATATCCACGCTTTCAGGCTGCATATGCACGCAAGGTGGGAGATGGCCTCGCAACGATGGCCAACATGGGCGGCACCACCACGATCTACTCTGCGTCTTTGATACCAAAAGACAGCCGCCAAGACTATGATCTTCAGAGTATTGTTGAAACAGCATCTACAAGCGGCACCGACGAAAAAGGTCGTACTGTGCCCTATGCAGGAAAAGTCGGAAACAATAGAGTATACGTCACCAAGGTGTTTTTTAAGTCACCCCGGGCCATGTGGCGTTTTTATGGATACTATGGCGGCATCGGCGTGGTAGGAAACTATTCAACATATGGACAATTTGCAGATGACTCAACTTTTGAGATAATTCCTACGTGGCAGAACAAAATGCAAGCTATCATGTATGAAGATTCTCTATTTACACGCACATCTCACTATTCATATGAAATCAAAAACAATAAACTGCGACTTTTTCCGTCACCGAGTCTTTTTCCCTTCATGAATAGCGAAATATGGTTTCAATTTTACGTTAAAACAGACTCCACCGACACAGGCGCTGGTTATGACGACGGAGTAAAGGGCGTCAACAATATGAACACGCTTCCCTATAATAATATTCCTTTTCGAAATATCAATGCCATCGGAAAGCAATGGATTCGAAAATATAGTTTGGCCGTATGTAAGGAGATGTTGGGGCAAATTCGAGGCAAGTTTACTCAGATGCCAATCCCAGGCCAAAGCGTTACTCTAAATCACAGCGAACTATTGGGGCAGGCAAAAGCCGAACAACAAGAATTGCGAGACAAACTTCTAGAGATTCTCACGAGCATGGAATACGGCGAACTCGTCAAGCGCGATAGCGAAAAATCTGAGGCAACCGCTACTACGTTCAAAAACTCTCCGTTGCCGATATTTGTGGGGTAATTTAAATGTCCAACGAATGGAAGAGACCCAAACAGCCGCCTCCACCGTTATTCTTTGGTAAGAAAGAGCGCGATCTCGTCAAGCAGGTCAATGATGAACTTATTGAAAAGATCATCGGCCAGCAGATTTTATATTATCCAATTGATATGGAAACAACGGATTTTCATGAATTATACGGAGAAGCGATCAAGAAAAGCTATCTCCCCCCAGTGCGGATATATGCATTAGTTGAATTTACAGATTATTCAACCGACTATTTAAAGAGTGCGGGTGTGGATAAGACTTGGGAGATCAAGGTGCACTTTCACAAACGTCGACTGGAAGAGGATCAAAATATGTACGTTCGAGAAGGTGATTTTGTGCTTTATGGATCTTATTTTTATGAGATCGTTAAATTAACCGAAGAGAGCAAGCTGTTTGGCCAAGTAGATCATGGTTTTGAAATATCTGCTATCTGCAAGAGAGCGAGAAAGGGGCTTTTCGATGCTACCTGATAATTTTAATTTCGCGCTGATGCCGGATATCCCCCATACGGGGTCTGCTCGGCTTCAAGACATCGGAATGGTGTCCTCTACTATTGAAAATATTGATTATGCGATCACCGCATGGATAAAAGAGGATTTGCAGCTTCAAACTTTGACAAACGAGGGGAGAGTACGAGTTCCTGTTTTGTGGCAGGCTCCGGAACGCGCATATCAAATTAAACATAAAAAATCATTGCGAGATGATGGAGACGCACTTAAGTTGCCCTTAGTGAGCATAGAGCGCTCCGGGATATCCAAAGATCCTGAACGAAAGGGTGCCTTTCAAGCGCAAATTTACTCAGACAACAAGGATGGCCGCACAGGAAGAATGGTGGTTGCGCGCCGAATTGTAGAAGATAAGACACGAAATTTTGCGGTTGCTCAATCTATGAGAATGTTGCCAAAGGACACCAAATTTCAAAAATACTATCCGCGCACCAATAAAAAAGTGGTTATTCAAACACTGTCCATTCCGATCCCCGTATATATTAATGTGGACTACAAGATCACCCTCATAACTGAATACCAGCAACAACAGAACGATCTGGTGGCACCTTTTATCGCCCGACCGGGCCAAATCAATGCATTTGCATTGCGTAGAAATGGTCATCTATATGAAGCTTTCGTGGATTCTAATTTTACACATTCAAACAATATTGAAGATTTGGGGGAAGAGTCGCGTAAGTTTTCAACGGAAATTAATATCAAAGTATTGGGGTATCTGATTGGAGAGGGAGAGAGCGATGATCGTGAATTGGTGAAAATAGAGGAAAATGTCGTAGAGGTAAGCTATCCGCGCGAGAGCGTCCCACTTCCTGGAGACCCCTCGTTTATCGAAGATTAGTTCCTGAACTGAAGGCAAAATTATTTATTCTCTTCACGACTTTTGACAATGCGTAAACTATTTACTGTTGATTGTCCACCAATTAGACTACTTTAATGAAGAGAGGGTTTTACAAAGATGTCTGTCAAAAACTTTAAATTTGTATCGCCCGGCGTATTTATCAATGAAATTGATAACTCATTTATCCCCCGTACGCCGGATAACATCGGTCCCGTAATCGTCGGCCGTGCACGCAAGGGATTAGCGAATGTTCCCACAAAGATCGAATCATATAGCGACTTTGTGAATATGTTTGGAGATACCGTTCCGGGCTCTGGCGGAGGCGATGTTTATCGCGACGGAAACCTCCAATCGCCCATGTACGGCACTTACGCCGCAAAGGCATTCCTGCATTCTGGCGTGGCACCGCTTACTTATGTGCGCCTGCTCGGAGAGCAGTCCACAAGCAAGAAAAACACTGCCGCGGCCAAGGCCGGTTGGCAAACCGTAAACTCTCCCAAAAGTGGTGGTGGCGCATACGGACTCTTCCTGATCAAGTCATCGAGTGTTACTGGCGATACGCGCGGCAATCTCGGAAACCTTGACTGCGCAGCTATTTGGTATTTGAACAATGGTTCTATCAAGCTCAGTGGTACAGTCTGGGGAACCACCGCCGTTACTGCCTCCGCAGGTACATTAATTACATCTGATGCCAATGGTGTCTTTAAGATGACCGTTAATGGTACCGCGCAAGGGACAGAAACGTTTACATTTAACTTTGATGATAACTCACAGAACTTCATTCGTAACCAGTTTAATACAAACCCCCAGCTTATTGGAAGCGGCAGTTATTATCCTGCTAGCGCCGAAGTAGATTATTGGCTGGGTGAAACTTTCGAACAGAACATGCGCGACAACGGAGCAGTAGGCACTCAGGCAGTTGGTATTATTATGGCAATTGGTTCTGGCTCTGCTACCAATCCGCAGGTCGGCCCCATGAAAATGAAAGGCCAAGCACATCGCGAAGGTGTCGCAGGCTGGTTTATTGCCCAAGATACAGGAATTGCTAGTGATTATACTCCATCCAAGGTGCAGAAATTATTCCGCCTTGTTGGCCGCGGCCACGGTGAGTGGTTGCCCAAGCATGTGAAAATCTCAATTGAGAACATTCGCATCTCTAACACGACCACCAGCGAGTATGGTACATTCTCGGTTGTCTTGAGAAACATCAATGATACCGACAATAACGTACAGGTTATTGAGCGTTTTGATAACTGCTCGATGGATCCCAAGTCTCCTGATTTTGTGGCACGCAAGATCGGTGACAGATACCACAAGTGGGATTCCACCAACCGCCGCCTCCGTCAATATGGAGAGTATGACAACCGTTCAAACTTTATTTATGTCGAAATGAATCCAGACGCCGAAGCCGGCGCCACCGATCCGGCATTACTGCCTTTCGGCTATTATGGTCCTCCGCAGCTTAAAACCCGCGCAGGAGTCAAGCCATCTGGCACATCCCGCCCGGGCCTCATGATTCAGAACACATCTTCTCTTGCAGGTTATGCAAGACCTAATTCCTATGCGAAGACAAAAATCCTCTTCACTCAGGGTGTAAATGCTGGCGCTGCCACATCGAAAGTTTCAATGGTCAGTGGTACCACTGCACCCGCGCTGTTGTTCAAGAGCACCCCAAGTACCTTGGGCGCCCCAGCTTCAGTCTATACCACCGTTCTCACCGACAGCAATGGAACAGTCCGGAATTATAAGATTGTAAACACCGGCTCTAGCGGAGCAAAAGTCAACAGTGGTACTAAGGTTATCGCCTACTTGACGGGCACAGCGACAGTAAGCGCTCTCGCTAGCCTTAAAACTGCGATTGAATCTGCTAATGGGCACAATGGCTCCATTATCTGTTCGCTAGCTGGAACACCACCGGCCCAGCAGACTTTATCACTCCGAAACCGTAATTCCGGCGGTGGAAGTGCAATTACTTATGTTTCGGGCACCAGCCCGGACGGATGGATGAGCGGCTCGAAGCCATATGCTCGTGCCGAACTCATTCAATGGGGATACGGCCCCGCATCGAGTGTTTCAGTTCGAGCTTCCGGACTTTCGGGAGGTCTCAACAAAGCTGGTACTGGCCCATCCTTTACCGCTTCTCTCGGATTCCCATCGGGCCCACTGAGATTATCCGCCAGTGATGGAGGACTCACCGATCCTACAGATGCATATTTTGGAATGAGGACAACACGTACAGCAGATTCTTCTCAGAACTGTTATGGCGTCTTCGATCGCAACCGCCTGTGGTGGTCCGGATTCCCGGATGATCCCACCACCAGCGCTACTCAGGGTGAGGGCACCAAGTCGTGGCAATACATTTTCTCTCTTGATAATGTACGCGCCAACTCCGACAAAAGCTCTTATTACTACCAGTCTGGTTCCCGCGCTAGCGGCAACTCAGTCTCCGCTGGAACAGGCAGCTATAAGACGCTTCTTGACGCAGGATACAACCGCTTTACTGCCCCTGTGTGGGGAGCTTTCGACGGATTCGATATTACGAAGCCGGATCCCCTAGCTAACTCACTAATGAGCAGTGGAGACACAGAAGACACCAACTATGTTTATCACACATACCGCCGCGCACTAGAAACGCTGGCAGATCCTGAGTTGCTTGACTTTAACCTGCTAAGCACTCCGGGCCTCACTAACAATTCTCTCACGAGTTATTCAATTAGCTTGTGTGAAGATCGTGCCGATGCCATGGCGCTCATCGACTTGGCGAACGTATATACCCCGCCTCATGAGACGTACAAGGCCAAGGATAAGCGCGCAAACAGGAATGTGACCAACATCGCCAACTCGCTTAAAGATCGTCGCATTGACTCATCTTACGGTGCCACTTTCTACCCATGGGTTCAGACTCGGGACGCCACTACCGGCCAGCTGGTTTGGATTCCACCAACCGTAGCCATGGCCGGTGTGTTAGGCAGCGCAGAAGCTAAAACCGCAGTGTGGTTTGCTCCTGCAGGATTTAACCGCGGAGGCCTCTCTGATGGCGCCGCAGGAATCCCAATCACGAATGTTACTTCACGCCTATCGTCCAAGGAGCGCGATACGCTTTATGAAAACCGCATTAACCCGATTGCCTCATTCCCCTCTAGCGGGATCGTGGTATTCGGACAGAAAACTCTTCAAGAGCGTCAATCCGCACTTGATAGAGTGAATGTAAGAAGATTGGTAATCTACCTCAAGAAACAAATTTCGGTTCTTTCAACACAGATTCTCTTTGAGCAGAATGTGCAAGCTACATGGAACCGATTTAAGGCCCTTATTGAGCCGTTCCTCGCCAACGTTAAGACTCGATATGGTATTACAGAATATCGCCTCATTCTTGATGAAAGCACAACCACCCCGGACCTCATTGATCAGAACATCATGTATGCTAAGATTATGATTAAGCCGGCTCGCGCAATCGAGTTTATTGCAATCGACTTTGTCATCGCCTCAACCGGGGCATCATTTGATGACTAAAACTCAGTTTGAAGACTAGTTAAACTATTAAGGGAGAAAATTAACAATGCCATTCTGGTCAACCAATTTCGGTGAGGATGTCACCTTAAAAGATCCAAAAAGGAATTTTCGATTTACTGTTTCTATTAGCGGTATTAATTCACAAAACGGCGGAATGGTTCTGTGGTACGCCACTTCTGTTCAAAAGCCAAATTTCGAAATTTCATCATCGGAGCACCAATTTTTAAATCACACGTTCTACTATCCATCTACGGTGAAGTGGAATGCTATCGAGATTACAATGGTTGATCCTGCTAGTGATCCGGATGTGGCCGCAACACTTTCCGCCATCGTACAGGCCGGCGGCTATAACGTTCCCGCAAATGCCGATACTGAAAGTTTAACGAGCATGTCTAAGGCGAAGGCGGCCGGTGCCCTCGGCACGGTCTTTATTACTCAAATCGACGCAGATGGCAACCCGATTGAAACATGGACGCTGGTAAACTCGTTTGTCCAAAAGCTGGATTATGGATCGGGACTCAAATATGGTGATGACGAGCTTACCGAGTACAAGATGACCATTCAGTACGATTGGGCTTCTATAGAGACCTTAGGCGGCTCCGCAGCCGTTGCTCTCGGTGGTAACACATTTTTTAGCTCCAACAATTCCTAATAGATAATACAAAATGAGAGGTGTATATTGTCAAGAAACAGAAGTCGGACAGGCGTAGAAAAGGAAGTAAAACACGCTGATCCGCCCGTTAACCAACTAACTGAAAATTCGCCAGATAGCGATTTTTCATTTGTAATTCCGACTGAATTTGTCGATCTTCCATCGAGAGGCCAGTTTTATGCCCCAGGCCACCCTTTATGCGGCGCCGAGCATATTGAAATCAAGCAAATGACCGCGAAAGAAGAAGATATTCTTACATCCCGGTCTCTGGTCAAGAAAGGTGTCGCTATTGATCGCTTAGTGCGTAGTATTATTGTTGATAAATCTATCGACCCCAATACTTTGTTAGTAGGGGATAGAAATGCCATTTTGGTTGCATGTCGTGTGTCGGGCTATGGAAACCTTTATAGTACTAAGGTTAGCTGCCCAAATTGTCAAACCAATCAAAAATACCAGTTCGATTTAAATATGGCCACTATTAAGGGCCCACAAGAGTACGCCAGAGAAGACACGGGCGACGGCTTCGATGTACAGTCGAATGGAGATGGAACGTTTGACGTAACGTTACCACAGTCCAAATTAATAATTACAACCCGATTGCTTAATGGCGCGGATGAACGCCAAATCGGCGCCCAAATGGAGAGCGATCGTAAGCGAAAAGCAGAGAGAGTAATTAGTCGTCAATTGGCCACTATGATGGTTGCTGTTAATGGAAACGATACCGATGAAGCGGTCAACTATGTTTCGAGCAACTTGCCTTCTATGGACTCTATATATTTGCGAAATGCATACAAATACGTTGCCCCCAACATTGATTTAACTCAACATTTTTCATGCGAAGTTTGTGATCACGAGCAGGACATGGAGGTTCCGCTAAATGCGGAGTTTTTTTGGCCTAACCTCTGAGTACATGGAAGCTGTGTATGAGCAGTTCTTCTTCTTAAAATACTCAGGAGGGTGGTCCTTCATAGAATCATATAATTTGCCAATTGGCCTTCGTACATGGTTTGTGGAAAGATTGATAAAGCAGCTTCAAGCAGAGAAAGAGGCAATTGAGTCCTCATCGAACTCGTCGAGCAGCAAAAGAAGTACCCGGCAAGAGCTAACGACGCAAAATCAGCCCAAAATGCCGGCACACCTGTCTGGTCGCTCATAATTTCTTTAAACAACTAATTATGAATATAGGAAAGAATTATTGTGAGCGCCTCTTTAGACGATATATATAATGTCCTAAAAGACTGTTGTGAGAAGCTTGGAACTAGTGGGCCGGCCGTGCCGGGCACTGGTGTAGGTGGAGCCCCCGGCACTGGTGTAGGCGGAGCCCCCGGCGCTGGAGTAGGCGGCACAGGCGCTGGAGCAGGTATGGGGGGTATCCCCACGGCCGATGAAGTAGGTCGCATGCAAGAACTCAATGATGCGTATGCAGATCACGAACGAAAGCTTTCTGAACTGGCCCCCGGAACCAAAGAGTACGCAAAGCAGGTCAAAGAGGGCCAGAAGATCCAGAAAGAGATGAATAAGTCCATCAAGGATGGTACCGATGGAATGGGAAGCTACGGAAACGCTCTCACAAAATCGGGCAAAGCCATGGGCCACTTCAAAAGAGCCGGCGGCCACCTTGTCGGAATGTTGAAAACGGCTGTTATGCAGACATTGAGTTTGGTTGATTCATTAGATGAGGCAGAGGCCAAGATGAGAGCCCAAGTGGGAGCCTCAAAAGCCATGGCTGACAATATTGGACAGGCCTATGATCAGCTAAGGATTTTTGGTGTCACCATTGCGAAAGCCGCAGCCGGTACAACAACGATGTACGAAACCATGACTGATTTCAGCATGGCGTCTAAAGACCAGCAACATAATATAGTAAAAACCGGGTTGCTTTTAGCCGAAGTGGGAGTCGATATGGGTACCTATGCTGGTTCCATTCAACATGCCACCAAGACAATGGGGATGTCTGCCGAAGAGGGCGCCCAAATGATGATGGATCTCCGGGTCCGCGCTATGGAACTGCAGATGCCTATTGATGAGGTGGTTGGTTCAATCACAAGCGCCGGTGAAGAAACCGCCCTTCTGGGGCGCGATGCACCCGGCGTTTTTATGGAATTAGCCCGCGTAGCTAAAATTACCGGCTTGGAGATGAACAAACTCGTTGAGATCGCTGGCAAATTTGACACCTTCGAAGGCGCCGCAGACGCCGCAGGGTCCCTTAACGCTATGTTGGGTGGAAACTTTGTCAATTCGATGGATTTGATGATGGCTGAAGATCCGGTCGAGCGTTTCATGATGCTGAGAGATGCCCTTGATTCTGCCGGCCTCTCTTTTGAGAGCATGGGCCGTTTTCAAAAGCTGGCCATGGCCGACGCAATGGATATAGACGTTACCACTCTTGGCAAGGCCATGAGCGGCCAAATGGATGCCCTGCAGGTGGGCAAAACTGCCGCCACCGCTGCAGCGCTGGAGAAAGACGCCTTTACACTTAAATCCGTCCACGAGGTAGGTAAAAACATGGCTAAAGCTTTGCAGCCTTCCATTAACGCGCTCCAAAATGCAATGCGAGATACTTTTGATGCTAGCTCCGATCACTTGTTGGCTCGCACCAAAGCACTCAACGAGACGATGATCAAGGGTACTGAACATGTGATGGGGACCGATTTCGGCAAATGGATCGGAATTGGCTTGATGTTCCTCAATTTACTCACAGGTCTGTTTAGTAGCGGGCTGCTTGCTGGGCTTCCGGCCTTTTTGGCTAGTGTCGGTTCGGGACTGGCATCAGTATTGGGAGGAATAGCAACTGCGATCTTCTCAGCAACAACAGGGATAGTGCTTCTGATAACAGGCCTGGTCGTGGCGATCGCTGGAGGAATTAGGGGGGTGGTGGCCAAGTGGGACGATATTAAGGAAGCGTTTAGCAAGCGCGGCATTTTGTCTGCCCTGAGTGAGTTTTCTGATGCTTTTTTCGGTGGTGTGGTAGCCATATTTGGAAAGATCATAGCTCATATTGCTAACTTTTTTGGTGTTGGAGGTCCATGGACCGAAATGTTCATAGACGGCTTCAGCCCAGATAAGTTTGACGCGATCATCACTGCATACAAGGAGTGGTCGATTAAACTTGGGGATTCTCTCATCGCCTTCTTCCCGGAACTTATTGATTTCTTGGCGGACGTTGATTGGGGAGGCATATTTGTCGACCCCTTCATTACTGCCGGCAAAGCCCTGATGGCCGGCCTCAAAGACTTTTTCGATATTTCATCTCCGTCGTTGGAAATGCTAAGGGAAGTGGGCATGCCACTCTTGATGGGGCTCTTAAACCCCTTCGACTCCTTCGGAAATCTGTTAATGATTGCTGTCAGGAAAGGGTTCGATCTGCTTCCCGACTTCGCCAAAAAGCTAATAATGGGAGGCCCAATGGCCCTTATAAGCGGCGCAGGAGAGATTGATACTGCCTTCGCAGTCGACCAAGCCAAGAGTGCCATAGAAACCGCCACAGGGCGTGTAGGGGCCGCTTATGGCGCCATGGCCAACTCTAACGAGCGCTCGGCAGATCCATACGTAGTTAATCTTTCAATGAATTTAGATGGTCGAGAAGTTGACAAGAAGGTAGTTAATGTAATGGGCGGCGTTGCACGCGATGCCGCATTTGGAGATTAATCATGAGCGCAGACGAGTGGGATAAGACAGACGACAGTAATTTTTTCTGGCAATCCAAGTATAAACAGTTAGATGGTCCCGCCGGCAATACGTATATTGACGGGAGCGACACACTGGGCAATAAAGGCCAATTTGTCATCTCTTTCCACCATATTCCTTCTGGCAAGCAAGTCTTCTTCAAGGCCTTTGTTACTAAATATAGCGAAAATTACACATCAGAATGGAGTGGCGAAAACGTCTTTGGAAGAACAGATCCAATTTATACTTTTGGGAACACTACTCGTAAAATTGAACTTGGGTTTTCGGTTCCGGCCGGCTCTGAAAGCGAGGCGTACGAAAATATGGGCAGAATTTCACGTCTAGCACAATTTATGTACCCAGCTTATTTTGAAACCAACCCCGGCACTCTAGATTCTTCTCTCACCATTGGACAGTCGCCCTTGGTTCGAATTAAGATGATGAACCTTGTTCAAAAAACCCGCATCAGTGACACTGCAACGCTAGCAAATCTCGTGAATGCCAAGGCAGGTAAGAAACATGAGAGTTGGAAAAAACGACAAGACATCTACAACAATTACCAATCTACATGGCTTCCCACCGAAGGTATCTTGGCCGCCATTCAAAATCTCAGCCTCAATACTGAGCTAGGCAAAGATGGAGTACTGGAAAAGGGCCCAAACACAGTAATGCCCAAGAACTTTGAAGTGACGCTGAGTTTTGCTGTAATACATGAGCAGACTTTAGGGTGGAACGAAAGCGGCGAATCATTAGATCCAGCCTTTCCCTATGGGGTAGTATTAGCTGAGCCCGGCGATCTCAAGGTTGATGATTCTCATCAAGTGGGGCGTTCTGGCGGGGGCGATTCTGCGCTGGGAAGCAAATTTTGGAAGGGCGGCTATGAAAATGGACGCATTGGCACCGAGCGCCAACTTCAAGCGCTGGATGATAGTGCCGATGCACGTTATGGTAACTTGTGGGCACAAATGACAGGAAAAGCCAAGAGAGAGGCCGACAATAAAAAAGCAGTATTTATTTGGGGTAAGTCCGACAAAGAACGCGCCGGAGGAGATTCTCTCTATAATCAGGCCACACAAGACCAAGCCCAAGAGTATCTCGACAACAAAAAGAAGAAAGACTAGGACACTTACATGAATCGATATCTTTATACACTAATATTTGATAATAATGTTCCCTATTATTCATATTTGAGAAAAAACAGGAACTTGGCCAGCGTACAACACTACGCCACCCCAGTTCTCCAGAACCCAAACGTTTGGGAAAGAATGAGCGTGGTCACCGATACTCATATATGGAAATATGGTGATCGCTTTTATAACCTCGCTCACAAATATTACGGAGAAGCTTCCTATTGGTGGGTAATAGCGTGGTACAATGCCCTGCCTACGGAAGCGGATATCCGCCCGGGTGACGTAATTCAGATACCTATAGACGTTGACGCTGCCCGCGCAGTCTTAGGAGTATAAGATGCCCTGCAAGGATTTTATCCACAATCACCAGAATCCGGACGAGGGAAGGTTCGATGACAACTCATATGCGGACCGGATCCTCACCGCGCGAAAAAAATGTAAGGCACACCTTGCCGATCAGGTTTCTGATGGCTATAATGCGCGCGCCGCGGCTGATGGGTCGGTCACATGGTATGATCCTGGCAATCCTTCCGCCGGCCCGGGCTCCTATCCCGGCGGCACTTTGTGGGACTACTTTAATCAAACTAAACCCAACGGCTGGGGGACCGATCCCTACTATGCCGGCGCGCGCAAGATATTAAATGACTCACTTACCACAATCGATCCAAACAACCGCCAGTATAAACAGGTATACGAGGATAAAGGAGGGGACCCAGACTCGACAGGGACCCAAACATTCCAGACCGACGCCGATGAAATGTCGTACGATAACACATTTAAGCTTGCAACAGATCCCGCGGCACTCACCAAATATATCGACGACAACTACAAACTTATCGTCGTCTCCAAGGTTGTTGGAGACAATCGTTTTGCAAATAATTTTCCCCCTGAAGGCTTTAAAGATCCCTTGGCCGGCACCCCTGGCACTGCCGACGCGAAAGCCCGCGCTGCCGCGCTTAAAAAGGCCGACGACAAGGCCCGGGCCGCGTTCGAGGCAAAGAAGAGCGCCGTTGCGGCCGCCATTAAGCGCGCCCGAACACTAGGCTTTAGAGAGCAGTGCTTTTTGTTGAGTCAGATTGTGCCAATCACGAGATACAAAGTGGAAGAACTAGAGGTCAAGGCCGCAAATGCAATTAAGGCCAAAGGATCCACTGAGCTTATCGAAAACCAACACCCTCCTAAAACGCGACCTTACACTTCCCACGACGCGATTGACGGATCCACCAATGCATGCATCATGGTGCAAGGAGATCCCTTCGATTTTATGAATAGGCTCACGGTAGATCCAGGCCAACACGAACTGGTGACAATGTCTACCGGGGAGATTGCAAACCTACAGCCCACAGTCGACTTTTATAAATTGATGCCCGCGGAACCTTCGAAAAACAAATCCACCTTTTCTGCTTCTCATTTTATATCTGTTCCGATTGAATTTGATACTAGTTTCACCAAGGAGAATCTTAAGTCTCTCACAACCGCAGTTCAAAGCAAAAGAAAACGAGGATATGGGGTTGGTATTAAAAATTTTGATGTAAAGTTTATAGGCACCAATCCTTTTGCGGCCAAGCGAGATCTCACGGCGCAACTTACTATTTTTGCTAATAGTTTTAGTGATTTGCTCAAAATCCGAGGGCCCAAGGGCAAGTCCTATCGATATATTGATTTAGCTCTGAAGACCATTTCCGATCCTCAGATAATTCAAAAATACGAAGGAGTCAATTCTAAAGATGCGCAACAGATGGATGACAACTTGGATAGTTTAGACTTTACAATCCGCGCATCTGTTGGGTTTCAAGTCCCACCCAAGGCGATTACCGGCGTCAACCAGGCTGCCCTTCGCAACAACAGGATTACCATAGATATGACTCCGACGACGCATGAGTTCAACTTTAACCCAGATGGGACGTTAGAGTTTGTTGTCAATTTTAAACCATGGATTAGCGAGGCTTTTTCTGCGCAACAGTACGACATTTTTAGTGATCCAGCGTTACATGCCTTGACTTTGGAATCAATTCTGCGACTTGATCAAATTCGCCAAACGTGCGGCACCAAAACAATTGCTGCCTTCAAGGCCGATCAGATGAAGGATATCGATAAAATACGCCCTCAAGCAATTTCGGCTATGACCCGACGTCTGACTAAGACTAATAGGCTAAAATATCTATATTTGCCCAATCATCTCTTGGCCAAAATCAACAAAGAGGGTCCTCTGTTCGAAATGTCGGAATTAGATAAAGCTAAGTGGGCAGTCATGTCAGAAGAGCGCCGGCGCAAAAAGATCAAAAAGAAGAAAGTAAAGAAAAAAGATGCCAAAGCAATTACCGCGGAATCCATTACTCTTAATCAAAACGAGCTTCCTTTTGTGTACGTGTCGGATCTAATTGACACTGTGTTAGAGGGCATAGACACACGACTTTCTCCTGATGCACATGAAACAATAATGAAGATGGTAGAAAAAAAGGCCACCGGAAGAAAGGGATGGGCCGAGAAGTCAACCTTCAAAGAGTTGAGTCAGGGCCTTAAAGAAAAGAACGCGGCAGAATATAAAAATTTTCAGAAGCTGCGTGTGGTGCTCGGACCCATTGAGCTTGTAAATCCGGTTAATCCCGCCGATATTTTAATTGCCAATTTGGGGGATATTCCCCTTTCCCTCAAATATTTGGTTGAGTTTCTAACATCAGAGACTCTTAAGAAGAATTTATACAAATATCCTCTCAATGTTTTTTTGAACAATCTTATCAACTCCGTATTAAAAAACTTTTTGAATGACGACACTTGTTTCAAGGCAATGGTTAAACAACGGACCCAGTTACGCCGGGCAACTTTTGTTGGTTATCAAAAGTACCCGGGCGACAGTGATGATTTAACGAATTTAATGACGAGGCAGATCATCGCGAAGTACAAAGAGCGCAGCATCCTCCTAGTCAGCACGCCCGGGTCCCCAACGCGGATGAGGAAAGAGCTTATTAAAGACTCTCTCGGGTTTACTAGGCTTTATCCGGCCCTTTTCAAGGGAGCGCTGTACAGCCCTCTTTTGAATGTGCACGGCGCCGGCAAGCCCCTGAATCACCCCACCCACAATTATATGGTTTTTTCCACGGGCCGCACCCCACCCGTGGACCTTTATCAGGGAGACTATAACGCCGATGTCAAGCGCGGTGTGATGCACTATTCTATTGGGCGTGATCGCGGCATTATCAAAGATCTCAAACTCGTGCGAGATAAAAGAAAGTATATTGCAGAGACACGTTTTGCGCAGGAAGGATATGATGGGCTTAAACAGCTGAGAGAGACCTACTCCATCGAGGCGCGCCTTGTGGGCAATTTTGGTCTCTGGCCCGGCCAGAAGATATACGTTGATCCCCAAGGGTGGGTGCCATCTCTTGATGAAGAATTATCTAAGATATTTAGCGGCCCCGCGGGATTGACTCAATTTGGTATTGGGGGATATTATGATGTAATGCAGGTGGAGCACTCGCTGTCGCCCGGCAAGTTTGAAACCTCCTTCACTGCAAAATGGACAGCCCAAATAGAAACCCCGACAACCACGGATGGCGCCCAAGGCAACAAGCCGAACGAGACCCCCAAAGGAGTGCAAAAATGCTCTTATAACCAAGTGGTAGAAAAAAAGGGCCCCTCACCAAATAACACTCCTACTAATGTCTCCCAAGTGGTGCCGGAAATTTCAAAGGCCCGCCAACAAGCCCTGTATAAATCTAATTACCCTCCCGGCTCTGCGGAGTACGTGAATGGTATGCCCGACCCAACCCAAAACCCGGGCCAGTGATGAACCATTATGTCTGAATATTTTCGCAAAAGCAACAAAGAAACCACAGAAGAGCTTTTTGACAAAAGGCTAATTTATGATTACTATCTTAATCCCACCGATACCAATTTAGTAGATTTTAGCTTTGCAGAGAAGCGACTGTATGGCCGAGTAGACCGCGATTATGTGCCAATTTATTTGCATGGGGCACTTCCGGTCAAGAATATCCCAGCGCCACCGGGCCAGCCACAGCTGGCATTGAATTTTGTGGCAGATGCGTTTGCCGCACTGCAGGGTCAGTTTGCGGAAAAGGCAGCCCAAGGGCAAATTGACACGACAACAAAATATCTCTCAACCTTAACCGTACACAAGAGTTACAAGTCTCCCCAAAGCTTTTATAATGAGTATTATACGGCCTACATGGAGGCGTTTGAGGAGATTATTCAAGAAGAGGGAATTATTTTTGTTAATTTTAAACAATTTATGGATAAAATTCTTCCTTATCTGGCCGATACCGCAACTGAGCACCCCTTCACCTTTCCCGGTTTTTTGAAAAGCAAAGAATGCCCCATATTGGCTACAGGTCTCGCCATAGAGATAGCAGACATTCCCTACGATAATGATGAAAAGAAGTATAAAGAATTCCTTCAGAGCAATAATTGGTACTTTTTTCTCAGCGCATGCGCGAATTATGGATTCATGGTAGACAGGCACATTCCATATAGATTAGTTGCTGATATTGCATCTGCCCCCATGCTATCGTATGCTCAAGCGTATGGCGCCCCCAATACCGACGCCGTTTTGGGTTCGGCCTTTTCGACCGCACATAAGACGTATTTTAACAATTTTAAAGAGATTATGTTTAATTTTTATGAACGTAATCGTTTGCGAAGAATTCGGCGGCACACCTATGTCAACAATGCGTCCCGACTCATCACACATGAGCCGGTCACGTACACTCTCGACTCTCTCCCTCAAAAATATAATGATTTGTATTTTCTTCAGCTTTATTGTAAGTTGAGATTTGCTGAGGAAGAAAGTACCTTTTCGCCCCCCCAACAGGAGCGCTTGATCAGGCAGACCTTGTCTTTAGCCAAAGTAAATTTAGACAGGGCGTTGGACAGTTTTGAAATTATTTTGAATAAACCATTTGACTATCGAGGCTCTTTGACTTATATTATTAATGCGCGCAAAGAAACAGAGGAATGAGTGTATTTTCAAGCTATAGACGATAAGGCTCAGTGTGTTGGGCTTTATCATGATGGAAAATTAATTTTTGATCCGCCCTCAATGCCGGACAATTTTGATGGCATGCGTACGTGGACCTACTCGGGTGCCCTACACAATAGCGATGTTGACTATGGGTGGCTTATTGCAGACGGAAGATCGCTCACAGAATTATGTCCCGAAGAATTAAAGCCTGCTTTCGACAGAGCAACATCCAAGATGCGCGCTTTTAAGAGATCGTTTGAGATTGCAAAAGTAAACTTTAATGATCATTGTTTTTTTGATTTAGTGCCACATGATTTTTTATTGCAATTTCTGGAGCTTAAGAATCAAATCACTCAACACGTTTTCGAAAATGAGAACAGACCAGAAAATTATGACTTCTTAAAGAGAACCCACAGACTTCTGCATAAAATTAAATACCAAAAGATAGATGTCAATGCAGACGGCTGCCGAACAATTTTTACAAAATCGGTTCATCGTTCTTTGGCTAACAAGCTAATGTCTTGCTCTCCATATATTGATTATAATTTATTTGGAACGGTAACCGGCCGCTTGGCCACGTATACTAATTCTTTTCCTATTTTGACCATGCACCGCGAATTACGTCAGCTTATAAAGCCTCGCAATGATTGGTTTCTTTCGATGGATTATAATGGTGCTGAGCTTCGCACGGTGTTGGCCTTATCGGGAGAAGCTCAGCCGGAATATGACGTACATAAGTGGAACATGGAGAATGTTTTTACCGATCAAAGGGTGATTGAGCGCTCAACCGCTAAAACACTCTTCTTTAGTTGGCTCTACAATTCAGAATCAGCTGCACTTGATGAAAGTATCTATAGGAGAGATGACATTACCACACGCTACTATGACGGAGAACACGTCACTACACCATTTGATCGTCATATAAGGGTTGACGACCGCCGCGCTTTTAATTATATTATACAAAGCACCACAGCCGATCTTGTAATTGAGAGAGCAGCGAAGCTGGATGATTTTCTGAAAGATTACAAGTCTTTTATATCTCACATCGTGCATGATGAGATAGTAGTTGATTTGGCAGATGATGAGAAGCATATTGTTCCGACCTTGAGAGATATATTTGAGGACAATAAATTAGATAAATTTATGGTAAACTTGAAGGCTGGAAAAGATTATTATAATTTGGAGAATTTAGTATTATGATCTCGATCGTTGGAATTGGAAACGCAGGCAGTGCTATAGCAGAAAAGTTTAAAAGCCAAGAGAAAAACTACCAAGTGTACAAGCTTAATAGCACCGTTAAAAGAAAAACAAAATATTGTCACCCCCTGAAAGATTATGAAAACCCTGAAGAGTGCGAAAAAAACACACCGGACTTAAGCAAATTCTTTTCCGACACCGCAGACCACGTTCAGGTGTTTGTCGTGGGCGCATCTAAGAGTTCAAGCTACACTTTGGGTATTCTAGAGCAGATAAAAGATAAAAAAATAGATCTCTTTTACATCAAGCCGGATGTGGAGATGCTTAGCGGACTCCCCCACTTGCTTGAAAAGGTCGCATACGGAGTGTTGCAGCAGTACGCACGCAGCGGCCTTTTGAGCAGCTTTACGGTTATCTCTAATCTGGAAATAGAGAAGCATATCCAGAATATATCCATTAAAAATTATTATGATGCACTGAATGACACTATTTTTTCTAGTGTCCATTACTTAAACTTTTTTACATATTCTGAGCCCGAGATAGGGGTCTTGCCGCGTCCGGGCGAAATTAATCGAATTCGCTCTATTGGAATGCTAGATTCTGAAAAACTTGAAGAAAGATGGCTTTTTGAGCTTGACAGCCCTCGTGAAGTGTGTTATTATTTGTGTATAAATGAGGAAAGATTAAAAACAGAAAGTGGCCTTCACCGACGTATTGTTAATATGTTGAAAGAAAAGCCAAGAAATGCGTTTCGCAAGATTTCTTATGGAATTTATGAAACACATCTCAGCGATTTTGGGTTTTGCGTTGCCCATACTAACGTAATACAAGAACAAACTCTTGACAAGATAGATCAAGAGTAGTACATTAGATATCAAGGGATGCTTGATATACTTTACAACAAACAGGAGAAAAAACTAATGTCAATTAATATGGAACTAATGAAAAAGAAACTGGCTGAATTGAGAGGTGAATATACCTCCAATGACCAATCCCCGTGGTTTAAGCCAGATGAAGGTGAGCAGGTTATTCGGATTTTACCTACATCCGACGGTGACCCGCTCAAGGAAGTATACTTCCACTACAATGTGGGAGATCATCGCGGAGGGATCGTTTGTCCAAAGCGCAACTTTGGAGATCGTTGCCCCATTTGCGATTTTGCTTCTTCCTTGTGGAAGGAAGGAGTTAATAACAACGACGAGGAAAGCAAAAAGCTTGCCAAGTCTTTGTTTGTGAGAGCGCGCTTTTTCTCGCCCGTCATTGTACGCGGCGCCGAAGAGCAGGGAGTCAAGGTTTATGGATATGGAAAGCGAGCATATGAACTTTTGCTAGGCTATATTCTCGATCCTGATTATGGAGACATCACTGATGTCATGGAGGGAACCGATATATCGCTTACCTACACAAAGCCTACCGCCCCCGGCGCCTACCCCCAAACAAGCCTAAAGATGCGTAGAAACACCTCCCCGGCACTTGAAGATAAAGAAGCTATCTCCGCCCTCCTTGATAGCATGCCAGATATTGGCGCACTCTTTGAGCGTAAAACACCGGAAGAGATTGATGCAATTCTTGACGAACAACTTTCTGGCAACTTAAGTGCCGAATCTCGCTCGTCTGAAACCACCCGTTACAACACGAAAGATAAAGGTAGCGATGTGGACCGAGCATTCGATGAGTTAATGGCCAATAAGTAGTCGGCTTGAACGAGACCGCTGGCGCCCCGGTCGGGAAAATAGGGCGCCGCAATTTTCTATACTAAAAGGAGAAATGTTATGGAATGGTTAAAATCACTACTGGCTAGTTGGAAGGTGCGTGTTGCCCTTGTCGGAGGTGCGCTCGTCGTTGCCACCGCTTACGGAACTTGCACCCTTGACCCGAGCACCGTATCAGATGCAAGCACCACCACTGAGGCTACGACCGAAACAGTGGAGGTGTCTGCAACTACGACGACCGAGACAACCACCCCTACCACAACGACTGAGACTGCGCCCACGACAACTACGTCAGGCGAGTAATATAGGCCGCTGGCAGACCGGTTAAAGTCTGCCACATTTTAATTATAGGAGAGCGCATGGCTAGAAAAGCCAAAGAAAAGAAAGCCGGCCGAGTGTCGATGCAAGACTTGATGAGCCTTGTAAATAAGAAAGCCGGCCGAAATGTCGCTCACGATTTAACCGGCGATAACCCAACAGAAGTCAAAGAGTGGATATCTACAGGATCCCGATGGCTTGATTCTATTATCTGCAAGGGCCGAGTTGCAGGGATCCCCGTTGGAAAAGTCACAGAATTAGCCGGCCTGGAGAGTACCGGCAAATCCTACATGGCTGCGCAAGTAGCCGCAAACGCCCAGAAAACGGGCAAGATGGTCGTTTACTTCGATTCTGAGTCTGCCATCGACCCAAGCTTCTTGGAGCGAGCAGGATGCAACCTAGAGCGTTTAATGTACGTTCAGGCGTCCTCTGTGGAATTTGTCTTGGAAACCGTGGAAGAACTACTGGGAGCAACCGATGAACAATTATTGTTTATCTGGGATTCTCTGGCACTTACTCCGTCTGTGTCGGATGTGGAGGGAGACTTTAATCCCCAATCCTCGATGGCGGTTAAGGCCCGTATTCTCGCTAAGGGAATGTCGAAACTGATCATTCCTATTGCAGACAAGCAGGCCACGTTTGTTGTTCTCAATCAACTCAAGACCAACATTCCATCCGGACCTAACGCCCGTATCATCGCTATGACCACCCCCTACATGACACCCGGTGGCAAGGCGATGCATTATTCATATTCGCTGCGGATCTGGCTCACTGGTCGCAAAGCCAAGTCGGCTTTCGTTGAAGACGAGAAGGGCTTTCGAATCGGATCCGAGGTTAAAGTTAAGCTAGAGAAGTCACGTTTTGGCACACAAGGCAGAAACTGTGCATTCCGCATCCTGTGGGGTACCGATGACATTGGCATCCGAGATGAAGAAAGTTGGTTTGATGCCGTAAAGAGTTCAGAGTGCCTAACTTCTGCAGGTGCATGGTATACGCTTAAAATGCCCGACGGATATGAGAAGAAATTCCAACCATCCAAGTGGACCGAGATTATTCAAACAGACGAAGAATTTAAGAATAATATTATCCAACTGATGGACGAAGAGGTTGTTCAGAAGTTTGATCGACGAGAAGGATCTGCAGACCAGTTTTACTCAGATCCAGAATAAAAACACTTGACAGCCCTTCGGCAATACGTTATACTTATGTATAAGCTTGTAGGAGGGCTTTATGACACAAACTGATAAGAAGAGAGTGTTGATCATCGATGCTCTCAACATGTTTTTGAGAGCATATATTGTGGATCCCAGCTTGTCGACCAATGGGGAACCCATCGGCGGCTTCAAGGGTTCACTCAAGATTGTTCAGAAACTAGTCCGCATGACGAAGCCGGATGAGGTTGTAATTGTGTGGGACGGCCCAAATGGCTCACGCAAGCGCCGAAGTATGGACAAGAATTACAAAGCCGGCCGCAAACCAATTCGCCTCAATCGAAGTGTGGCAGCACAAACAGAAGAAGAGGAAATGAACAATAGAGTATGGCAACAACGCCGTGCTATTGAGTATTTCAACGAGATGCCTATCGTTCAGGTGATGTTGCCAGAGGTAGAAGCTGATGACGTCATTTCTTATTTGACTCGCATGAGCTACTACGATGGGTGGCAAAAGGTTATTGTTTCAAATGATAAAGATTTTTATCAGCTTTGTGATGATGAAACGGTCGTATATCGCCCCACTAGTGATGTGGTATATAATAAAAAGACAATAGTAGAAGAGTTGGGAGTTCATCCCCGCAACATGGCGCTAGCCCGGGCGCTAGTGGGGGACGCGTCTGATAACCTTCCGGGCATCAAAGCGGTAGGATTTAAAACCATCCAGCGCCGTCTAGGCTTTTTGGCTGCTGATAAGGATTATACCATCGATGATGTTATCTCTTATTGTGAAAAGATCGATAAGAGATTAAAATTTCATGAAAATATCTTGTCTGGTCAAGAGACGATCGCACATAATTATAAAATGATGCAGCTTTATTCTCCGATGCTTTCACCCCAGTCGAAAGACTTCGTTAGAAACGCGATAGAGAACTTTGAGTGCAATTTCAATAAGATAGAAATTATAAAGAAAATGCGCGATGATGGCTTTGGAGAACTAAATTGGAAAGATCTCGAACTGCACTTAAATAAAATTAATTCCGAGCGTTAAATTGGTTGACTTTCTGGTGTTTTTTGTTATATTTACTACTGCAGTGGCGGGGTGATTTTTGAACGAAAAAGTTAATTTTAGTCGTTATGGAAAAGCTTTTCAAGAAGGCCTAGTTCAGATTATCTATGAAGACCGTCCGTTTGCCGATCAGATAACGGAAGTTCTTAACATTAATTTTTTGGAGCTTGAGTATCTTAGGGTGTTTGTCAGCCGAATTCTCAACTACAGAGAGCGATACGGCACCCACCCCTCCGTAGAAGCTGTGATTACGATTCTGCGTACAGACCTTGATAGTGAAGACGAGATTGTCCGCAAGCAGGTCCGAGAATACTTCGCCAAAATCACCGCGAAAGAGCCTACGGACGTTAATTATATCAAGGAGCAATCGCTTGATTTTTGTCGCAAACAAAATTTAAAAGAAGCGATGATGAAGTCCGTAGGGCTTTTACAGTCGTGCTCTTTTGATGAAATATCTAAAACTATTAATGATTCCTTAAAGCTGGGATCGGATAACAATTTTGGTTATGATTATCTTGCTGACTTTGAGAAGCGCTTTGTGCCCAAGCACCGCTTACCTGTTACAACTGGCTGGAAGCAGATTGATGACATCTGTGGTGGTGGCTTAGGCAAGAGCGAGCTTGGGGTGGTAATCGCGCCAACAGGTGCAGGCAAGTCATTCTGTCTTGTGCATCTGGGCGCCCAAGGATTAAAAGAAGGAAAAGTTGTAGTTCATTACACTTTAGAGCTTGGAGATACCATTATTGCAACTAGATATGATAGTTGCTTAACAGGTTATCCATTGTCTGATATCATTAACTTCAAAGATGAGGTTTACGAAGAAATTAAAGACATCGAAGGAAAACTTATCGTTAAGGAATACCCCACCAAATCTGCATCAACTAATACTATTAAATCCCACCTGAATAAGTTGATCAAGAGAGGCATCAAGCCGGGGATGATAATTGTTGATTATGCCGATCTTTTAAAGCCAGTTGTTATCCGAAAGGAAAAGAGAAACGAGTTAGAGTCCATCTACGAGGAGCTTCGTGGGATTTCTACTGAATATTCTTGCCCCATTTGGACAGCATCACAAACAAATCGTTCGGGATTAAATGCAGAAGTCATCACGATGGAGCAGATCTCAGAAGCATTCAATAAGTGTTTTGTAGCTGATTTCATCTTTTCTGTATCTCGGACAATTGAAGACAAGCAAAACAACCAAGGGAAAATGTTTATTGCCAAAAATAGAAATGGACCCGATGGGATGATTTATAATATATTTATGGATCCTTCCAGTGCCAGCATTAAGATCATGCCGACACCGACACCGGTTAACGGGGTAGTCCCCATGAATCCGGTCGCCCTCAGCGCCGGCATGCAGAAAAATCTGTTGCAGAACAAGTACGAGAAGTTTAGAAAAAGGAAATAAACATAATGAGAACTATAGAAAACATACGCAGATTTAGATTATCCGATACATTTATTGAGCCGTACAAAACGCAAGAAGTGCCTTGGGGCCCATTGGGGTATGTAACCTTTAAGCGTACATATTCTCGGCGCCTTAGTGAATTTGATCCAGACGCTATCGGCAGCGAGGAATGGTGGCACACATGCCGCCGCGTGGTAGAGGGCATGTTCAACATGCAAAAGCAACATGTCTTTCAACTAGGTTTAGAGTGGAACGACGGAAAAGCACAGAAGACGGCCAAAGAGGCCTATGAACGTCTGTTTAATCTCAAGTGGACCCCTCCAGGTCGTGGTTTGTGGATGATGGGCACCAAGTTTATTGAAGAGCGAACGGCTGCCGGCTTGTTTAACTGTGCGTTTAGATCCACACGCGACTTAGCCACCAAGGGCGGTTATTTGTTTGCGTGGATGATGGACGCCCTCATGGTTGGCGTAGGCGTAGGCTTCGATACCGAAGGTGCCGGCACCGTTACCATCCAAGAGCCCTCATATACTAACGATACTTTGGTTATTGACGACTCTCGCGAGGGGTGGGTGGATTCAGTGCACACTCTTCTTGATGGGTTCTTCTTTGGTGGAAAAGTACCCAAGTTTGACTACTCAGCGATTCGTGAGTTGGGGGCAGAGATTAAGGGTTTCGGAGGCACGTCTAGTGGTCCCGATCCACTAATAGAGCTTCATAAGAATTTAAAAGAGCTGTATTCCTCTAAGATTGGAGAGGCGGTTTCTTCTGTTGATCTTGTTGATACCGAGAATTTGATTGGTCGATGTGTGGTATCGGGCAATGTCCGTCGTTCCGCGGCACTGGCTATGGGATCCCACCAAGATAGGCGCTATCTTGAAATGAAAAACGATCAAGAGAAGCTATATCATCATCGATGGGGATCGAACAACTCATTCAATGCGCAAGTGGGCATGGACTATACTTGGCATGCAGAACAAAGCCAGAAGAATGGAGAACCCGGATATATTTGGCTTGAAAACGCACGAACCCGCGGCCGATTTAAAGACGGCGAGCGCTTGGACGATATCAATGTGGCAGGCTTTAATCCTTGTGTGGAACAGCAGCTGGAAGATGCCGAACTATGTTGTCTGGTGGAAACTTATCCTGCGAAACATGATGATTTGGAAGATTATTTGCGCACACTAAAGATCGCATACCTTTACGGTAAAACGATTACTCTCTCCAACACTCACTGGCCCGAGACTAACGCTAAAATGTTGAAAAATAGAAGAATTGGTTTATCCCAATCAGGCGTTGTACAGGCCTTTAATAAATTTGGTCGTCGCTCTATGTATGAAATGTGCGACAAGGCATATGCTTATGTAAAGCAGCTTGATGAAGAATATTCAAATTGGCTCTGCATTCCGAAGTCGGTGCGTATGACCTCTATCAAACCTTCTGGGACTGTTTCATTGTTGAATGGCTCTACACCTGGCATCCATTTTCCAGAGAATGAATACTATATTAGACGTATTCGGTTTTCGAAGACTTCAAATCTAGTTGACAAATTGAAGGAAGCGGGCTATAATGTTGAAGATGATAAATACTCTCCGAATACTGCTGTTGTGGAGTTTCCTGTCCACGAGCCCTATTACACGCAGGGAAAACGAGATGTTTCTATATGGGAGCAGCTTGAAATTGCAGCCCAATATCAATATTATTGGGCCGATAACTCTGTGTCTATTACGGTCACTTTTAAGCCAGAAGAAGCGCCTCATCTTAAGGCGGCACTTGAACTCTACGAGACGCGCCTTAAAGCGGTTTCGTTTTTAAAGTATGAAGAAACGGGATATGAACAAGCTCCCTATGAGGCGATCAGCAAGAGAAAATATAACAAAATGGTTTCCCAGATTACTCCCCTTACTCGCACCGATAATGACGAGGGGGGCACTGGAACTAAATTTTGTACCAACGACACCTGCACGATTTAGGAGAAAGTGTGAATTTTAACCATTTAATAGAAGCCCATATCGTAAAAAGACGATGTGGCGCCACCAACGGTGAGTGCTATTTTATACCAGCCGGCAATGTTAGATCTACTCACGGAGAGAATGTTCATATGACAATGTATTGTAACAAGTGCGGAAAACGAGAAGATATATTTCTTAGTAAACAAGATTATGAAGTTCAAGAGAGGCTGATCACGAAGGAGCTTCAGAATGCTTAGGCCGGTCAATAGATATATCGCCATAGAAGTGCCCAAACCTAAAGATCCAGCCAACTCGCTAATCGTGCTCCCGGAGGACTATAAGGCCCCAGAAGAAGCATACATCGAGGTCAAGGCGTTGCAAGCTGCCTCTGATGTGCGTTTTTCCATTACGGAGTCGGATAGAATGATAGTAGATCGCTCCATGATCGAGGAAATAAGCATCCAAGGAACTATTTATAACGTGATCTTGGACAACTATGTAGTAGGCATTGTTGAATAAGTAAGGGGCGCCCCATGTATGGACAAACATTTCTATAACGAAGCTTCCGCCAAAAAATTAGGATGGGAACCAAGCTGGTTTGGTGAGAAATATTTTGATGACAAGTTAGTAAGGGCAATCAAGAAATGGCAAAAAGCGCACAATCTTACTGGCGATGGTCTATGCGGTCCTATGACTTTTCGTCGCCTGTGGACAGAACGACAAGCAGACATCGACGAATACAAGCCTAACGATTGCCACTACTCCAACTACATCGTCTATAACGGAGAGTTTCACCCCATTGAGTGGGATAAGTTTGTCCTCTGGTCAGAAAAAGGAGGCATG